AGAGAAATCTTGGCCCGACCAGATCACAAAATTAGATAACGCCACCGAAAACGAACCCGTGAGTAACAGTATGTTCTGGGGATTCGTTGGCAACAACAGGGAGATGATCAAGAAGTTAGAATCAAGGAACCATCAGTACTGGTTCACAGATACCCCATACTTTGGAAGGTTTGACAACAACAACTTGAAGCCAGACAATCACTACTGGCGTATCTGCAGGAATTCCATACACGTCCCTTACATCAAGGACTGCAGGCCAGACAGGTTCGAAAAGTTTGGGATCAAGATCAAAGCACCTTCTTTCGCTGGCAAGCACGTGTTGGTGTGTCCTAGTTCAGCGGGAATAAACGCATATTTAAATCAGCCAAACTGGACTAACAATATCGTGGAACAGATCAAGAGATACACAGACAGACCTATCCGACTTCGACACAAGCCTAGGGGCAGGGGTACATCAGGACCAAGTGAGGCCAAAGTACCCCTATCCGAGGACCTCAAGGATGCCTGGTGCGTTGTCACAAGTTGTAGTATCGCGGCAGTGGAGGCTATTTGTGAAGGTGTTCCTGTGTTTTGTCATGAGAAGAGTTTCGCGACTGCCGTAGCGGGCACGGATTTGTCAGACATAGAGAACCCTTATTACGGAGGTCCGGAGCCGTGGCTGTACAGTCTGGCTTATCAACAGTTCACACCGGAGGAGTTCGATAACGGTACGGCTGTGGAGATACTGATGGACAAAGAAATATTATAGATGTCTCGCTGTCTTATAATTCAGTTTTTTGTTTCGGTCGATGGTTACACTGAACCCGGTTATAATCAAATAGGAGTGAACGAAGAACTTTATACATACTCGACAAGATCTGTAAAACAATATGCTGAAAAAATAAATGTTGATTATAAGTTAATCACCGAATCTAAGATAAATTGGATACACCCCACGTTTGAAAGGTTTGATCTATTTTTCAATGAGACATGGTGGGAACAATACGATCACATACTGTACCTAGACACAGATGTGATAGTCTGGCCTGATTCGCCTAACGTGTTTGATCAATATCCATCGTTGGAGACTTTCAAACCTGTATATGATAGGATAGCAAATAAAAACACGTTGGCGTATCACAAAGATCGTGCCAAGGGCACATGTCTTGAAAAATTCGATACTACTGTTCTCAAACAATCCAGGTTCAATGCCGGAGTGTTTATGCTGAATCAGATTGCAGTGGAGAAAATGAAACATCATCTTGATTACCAAAATCTCAAAGGCGACGACAACGAGCAATTGATTTACGCCATGCTAGAGTCTGGGGTCAAAGTGGAAAGGATGGATTGGCGATATAACAAGAAGAATGGCACCAATTGTTACTTTGGGCATGCCAGCGGTCAAAAAAAGTTTCAACCAGATTATGGTATGCTAGATAAGGCTAAGAAACTTTTTTAATACTACCTGATCTGAATCATCTAAGATTTTCAACTATTTGCCTAAATGATTTATAATCTAGATCCACCTGCAGGCAAGGCCTACGTATGTATTCGTTTTTTTTTTCTAATACCTTTATTTTTTTTGATTCCGTTATTAAGAAAGTGTTTTGAATATATTTTATTTTTTTTCCAGATAATTCTATGTCTTCTCCCCCACTTCGATCATTTCTTTCCTTAAAAAACCAGAGACATATTACTTCTTTCATTACATTGATGTCTCTTATGTCGTCTAAAAATTGAAAACCTATTTTATATTTTTTATCAAAATCTTGCCAAACTTTATGATTGAGGTTATTTTGATTCTCGTAAAGTTTATCATATTCCTTTAGGTCAAAAATGGTCGAGGAGTAAATGTATTCTACAGGTTCCTTGAAGTAGTGATTGGGTTTTAGTTTTTCCCAGTTCATGTTTTTTATTTTTTAATTTCAAAAATTACAGTGTCAGGCTCTGCCAGATTCCTATAATCAAAAATCTCTAATTGGTCTTTGTATTCGTTCATTAATGATTTTAGATTGTCTATGTCGCGTACGTCTTCTATGATGTAGATTCCACCTTGTTTGAGATGTTTGTATGCGTTCAAGAACGTACGGTATTGATCTTCGGGTCTGTGAGATCCATCATCTATAATAATATCTATATCATAAGGAATGTTGTTGTATGATTTTTGTTCTGTTGAACTGCCTATGATTAAGTTTACACGGTGGTCACCTTGAAACATACCCGCACGTTTCTGTAGTATTTCTAGAGCGTAAATTTCAGCATTATCAAAAAAATCCTTCCAAAGTTTTATAGATGCGCCTTCATACACTCCTATCTCTAATATTTTTTTAGTGCTTTCTTTTATTGGAGAAAACTTCGGTTGATAGTACTCCTGTAGATAACAGTGCTTACCTCCCTTGTCGGTATTGAATTTTTTGTTCAGTTCCAAGAGATTTGTCATGCGCTGAATAAGTTTATTACCTCTTTCTTCCAATCATCTGAATATTCGCAGTCTCTATACCCATCGAACCATGGTCCGCCCTCTGTGTAGTGAAGTATCTTTGGTGAACCATCTTTGGGTTCCTTGTACCAACCCACCAACCAATTGTAAGCGTGTGGCAGTGATCCTATCTCTGAATCTTCTAACCATGAGAACCTGTGTAGGAACTTTGGTGTCTGCTTGTTCAGGAATTCAGGGGTTAGGATCTTGTTCTTCTCATGGGAACAGTTCCACAGAACCATGCTACTCCAGTTCTTCCTGGGATATGCCGTCTGTATCTGTCCGTCCATCTTGATGGAACCATCCTCTGGTGTGTAATCGTGCTGTACGCACACCACTGCCTTGGAATCATCACAATATTTCTCTAGTTCTTTAGCGGGCACTTTCCAAACGAAATCGCAATCGCAGAACACCGCCCAGCCTTTGAAGTTGTTGAGGTAAGGTACGAAGAATCTAGTGAATGTGAATTCTGTTGATGCAAGTTTATCTACATCTCTAGTATAGATACCTTGCTCTCGCATCTTGTTCTGTTTGAGTGGATAGACCTCTGCTTCCGGATCCCTACGCTTGATCGAGTGCTCGCACACTTGGTACGCTATGTCTTCCCTGCTGTCCCATCCTACGTAAATCTTCATGATCTTCCTGATAGTAATTTGTGTATTTCCTGCCAATTATTTACTCGTATGACATCTGGGTGTTCAAAGTCTCTGTTGTATGGGTGGTCTATTAATATGGGCTTTAAACCGTATTTGAGCCCGGCTACAGCGTTGTTTGGCTTGTCCTCTACCCAATACAGCCCAGTATCATGAAACTCCGCTAATGCTGAATCTTTGTCGGCGCCCGTGCCTAGGATGTGGTAATTTGTGAACACGTGATCCCCAAACAGTTCCCCCAGTCTCCGCTTACGCAACTGCTGTGCTGGTATGTCTGACGTCTGTGATGTTATAGGTATGAAGGTCCACCCTTCGGCGGCCAACAACTTGACCCAGGTCTGTGATTCCAACATGGGTCTCTGTGTGCCCATCCATGCACTCCTGTTGAATTCCCTGATTAATGCTCGTATCTCGTCTTTGCTGACCCCAAACCTTTGGGCCATCTCGTATGTGCTCTGTTTGTCAGGCAGTAGTTTGTGTGGATAGTATCGGTTGCCGCGATCGTCAAAATATGATTTCTGTAACATCCATTTTGTGAAATGGTGTTCCCATTCCAACAGCACACCATCTACGTCTGTTAGAATTATTCTATTTGAGATCATTAAAAAATCTTTCCTTTGCTGATTTATTTTTCGCTATGACATAGGATTTAAAATTTTCTTCGTTGGTTAAACCACACAAAATAAAACCGGATTCTTTTATAAAATCTTCAACTGCCTGATTTACACCAAACCCTTTTTTTGGTCTTGTTACCCAATCGTGTCCACAGATGTATCCGTCGTCTTTTACTTTATCTGCATAATTTTGTAGATCCGCAAGGCAAGATTCGTATTTGTGGTCACCGTCGATGTAAATCCAATCTATTGATCCATCATCGATATCAGTCAACGCCTCACTGCTTGATTTTTTTAAAATTACTACGCGGGGATCTTTAGAAAACATTTCTTTTACCGTATCATATTTTTTACTATGATTTTGATTTATATTTTGGATGTCGAGCATTTCGATCCACGGATCGATAAGAAATAACTTTTTTGGATTTGACTTTTCTAAAATGTGTTTTGAAAAGTCGCCGTTGTCGACCCCTATTTCTATTACGTTTGAATTTTTAGGTAGGAATGAAATAAGATCGTGTCTACTTAATGTCAGCATCTTCCATCCCCGCCACACGAAGTTTGACGATGTTGGTTATCTGCCATTGCTTCTGATCCAGCCCTTTGGTTATGCCCAACCACTGGTTCCTTAGCAGTGCGAAGTCGTTCACTATCTTGGTCAGGTCGACAACGTCGTCCTCACCGTCCACATATTTCTCGGCGTCCCTGCTTGAAAGTGCTCTGTTGTAGTTCTCCAGGAACTTCCTGAACGTTTTCGATCTCAGTCTTCTCAGTTCTATGTTTAGGTATTCCAGTATGGCCTCCAACTGCTGTAGTTGGCTGAATCTCTCCTCCACTATTCCTGGTAGTGCCGCTGATGCTCGTTCCAGGTTGCCATAGATCTTGCACTGTTTCCTGGCCTCCAACAGTTCTTTGTCAAAGTACGCCACGCAATCAGGAATCTTTGCTAGGCTCCTGCTTACTTCACTGTACCAGTTTATCATTAATCCTCGCTGTAGCCGTCGTCGTATGATTCGTCTATGTCTTCCTCTTCATCGAACACCGTATTGATCGCTTCCTCCAGTTTTGGGTCAAATTCACCAGATGCTTTTATTTCGTCGTGCTCGATGCCTATGTCGTCAAGACTTTTGATGAAATCAATTGCCGCGTCTAGTTTAGACCTTTCTGGTACGTAGTGAGATATGGAGTTCCATAAACGCTCGATGTCTTCGTGTGTGAAATCAATCATTATTCTACGTCTTCCTCTTCTTTAATTTCGATTTTCTTTGCTTTTGACTTTGGTGCTTCTTCCACACTTTCCACTTTTGCTTCAGTGCTTTCTTTGAAGTTCGCCATTATCATATCTAATTTATCACCTGTCCATGCTTTCCTGAAGTCGATGTGTTCTTTGCCCTGTGGGTCAACATATTTCAACCTGTTTCCGGTCTGTACCAGTATGCCCTTCTTCTCGAATAGGTCTACCAGACCACTGTAGGGATCCATACCCGTGTCATACGGGATCTTGACTTGAACACCTTCAAATGGTTTGGCATATCTGGTCTTCATTACCTTACACGCCGCCCTGATACCCCTTACCTCTGATATCTTGTTGCCTTTCTCGTCTTCCTTTAATTTTAATTTCTTCATCGCTATCACAATTGAACTTGCGTAGATGAAGCCTTGCCCGCCTGATATCTTGTCATCTGGATCAAACATGTCCTGTGATGCATAGGTGTGGTTGGTCGCTATCAGTCCCACGTTCCAACTTCCAAACATGTTCACACAGTTCCTGACCAATGCGGTAAGTGCCTTGGGTTTCCTACCCAGATCACCTTTCATGTCTCCTGCCTCGAATTGATTAACGTCTGTTGGAGTCAGCATCATGCCCAGACTGTCTATCACGAAAAGCACTTTGGGAGCACCTTCCTTGTTATCGGCGTGTTGCTCTTTGTAACCCTTCATAAATTCGGATATTGTTTTTGCCACATCGTCCACCATTGACATGCTTAACTTCAGGAGTTTTTCTTCTGACGTGTCAACGCCCAGTGCCTGTAGCCATGTCTCGTCAAGTGCGTTCTCTGTGTCAATCAAGATCACGAATATGCCCTGTGCCTGGGCGTTCTTGATTATGTTTCCTGACGCTATGTATGATTTACCCGCACCTGATTCTCCTGCGAGCACTGTCACTTTACCCAACGGGATTCCTTTGTTGAAATCACTGGTCATCAAATAGTTGAGAGCATAGTTGCCTGTTGAGATCCAATCTGTAGGATCGCTGAATCCTATTCCTAACCCTTGTATTGATTTTGTTATACTTTTTCTAAATTTTGTTGCGTCAAACACTTTTGTCATTGTTGTAGTCCTATAGTAAGATCCAAATGATCACTAGCAATACCAGTAT